GAAAATATGCTCAATTCTGCAGAATCAACAGGCTAGAAACTTTCTAGCCTTGTGGGTTGACTAGGTTCGTATTGTTTTCATTAAAGGCTCAGTAATGGTTTTAGAGTTTTGTACCAACCGCCTGACCGCCCACATTTACAAATTTCTTGCTTTTGATATAATCAACTTGGAGACAACTTTACTAAGACTCTTATTAGGGAATAAGGGTCTTTTTTTATTCGTATTACAATTGTTACAGTTTTGTTAATGGGGGTTTAATTGTATTACAATTGTTTGTATAATATAAATATAACAAACAAACAAAACAAAATGGAAACTAAATTCACTCCAACCCACATCATCAAAAGGACAAAGATTCCTTGTATTATCATTGGTTTTGGATCTGGCGATTACAAAGGATTACGCCATATCATGATTGAATCTGAAAGAGATTGTTGGGTAGAAGATACACAAATCGAGGCAATCAAATGAATAAAAGTTACCTACTCAGCTTATCTAAAACCGAGCTACAAGAAAAAATGGAAGCGTTAAAAGTTGACATTAACGAAGCTGATGAAAAATACCAACAAGCATTGGCTCGTGGTGACTTTGATACTTGTGGCAAATATTCAAACGAACGTGCGCAATACAGACGCACATTCGCACAATGTCTAAAATTTAAAATCAAAAGAGGTTGGTTATGACTAAAGCTTTTTACTTACTACAGTACATTGTCTTTCCTGTAGCTTTATTTTTTACACTTAATTCTACTTTGACAGATATGACTGTTGCTGATTGCAACGCAGGGGTACAATTAGCTTGCGACGAATTGCAAAAATGAAAACATTTACTTTTCCCTACAACCCTTATATTGGTCAAATTTATTTAGATCCCAACTACAGGACTTGGGAGTTTGACAGTACAGAAGAAGAAGGAAAAGGTAAATGGGTCGATATAACTGAATACGAACTAGCTCCTTGGTGGAATTAATGGATCAAATTTTTAAACGCAAATGGATTAAAATAATTAACCAATCAGACGAGAAAAAATGTCGATTGTTTATAAAAAGACTAAAGCAACAACCTATTGATGTTCCCTTTAATTCCAAACAAAAGTTTGTTTGGAAATTACTTAGAACCAGATTAGAATATTTAGCACAAGAAAAAAATTTAAATAAAGAAATAATCAGACTACCAACAGCAGAACCAACAGATTTAAATTGGTCAAAACCAAAAACAATAATCAATAGAGCTTATCAAGAATTTTTAGTTAAAAAAGAAATATGGACAAAACCAAAGAACCAAAGATGATTGTTGTTAGAGGAAAGCCTGCTCCACAAGGAAGCAAGGTGTCTACTCGTTTTGGAGGTATGAGAGAAGCTAGTCAGTTTGTAATGCCATGGCGAAACCAAATAGTATCTGCTTGTATTGAGCAAAAAATAAATAATGGTGAGATTATTGAACAGCCTGTAGAAATATTTATTGACTTTTTATTTCACAGACCACAGGGGCATTATGGAACTGGAAGAAACGAAGGAAATTTAAAACCATCAGCACCAACTTATCCAATAACAAGATCAACAGGCGATATTGATAAACTGTGCAGAAGTACTTTAGACGGATTATCAATTCCTAGTGGTGGTATTTTATTAAGAGATGATTCTTTAGTTGTAGAATTAAAAGCAAAAAAATCATTTGCAGCAAAAGGTGGATTTCAAGGAGCTTTTATTCATATATGGCAGTTATAATAAGTAACAAATAAAAGGTGTACAATCTTTGTCTAATTGATATAATACAATTATCCAAACAACTTACCCCACATGGAAAGTATTACTAATGATTCAGTCGAACAAAAACCAATCGCAACTCCTAAACTGGCTGCAGCGTTATGCAAATTTCAGATGGAATACAGCAACGCAGTCCGTGATGCGTCAGGTAACTTTGGCTCGTATGTTTCACTAGCTGAAGCAGAATATGCTGTTAGTCCTGCAACAAAGCATGGATTATCACATACATTTATTATTGAAAGTTCTACATCACATACAGATCAACCAATCATGTGGGTAAAAC